CAGTGCCCACAAAGGATATGAAAATCAAGTTGAGTAACAAGACATTCACAATTTCGAATGCAGGTTTTGAAGCTGTCATAATTGATTTTGGGTTTGCTGTATTCCCAAGAATTAAGAACCCCCTCATAAACGCCAATCAATACAAGAACATTGGTATCTCCCGGAAATCTGACAAACACTACGATTTACACGCATTCTTGAATTCCATACACGCCATGGTTCGACAACCACGGACCACTACGGAACGTATAGTGAAAACGTTTGTGCAGTCTCTTTTACCAGACAAGTATCTTGTAAATAATTCGAATGTTGTAAAGAACTATAGACTGAGAGGTAACAAGACGGTCAAAATCAACTTCGAGGATGTATTATCGAGACCATTCTTCACGGGTGAGAAGACGGTTATTTCCATCCCCAAACCTAAAAATCCAGTGGTCCCCATAGTTCCCACGAAGAAGATTCAATCTCCCGTCAATAAGAAAGCGGCCATGGCTCGCGCTGTGGCAATGATGAAAGTTACACCAAAAAAACGGAAACCTATCGTTCGTCGAAAATAATAGTGTACAATACTATAAAACAATGCTCGCGTTCCTCATTCTCGCGATTATCAACGTCACCATTCTCATGAGAATTGGACAGACCAAGAAGTCTTCTCCTACAGTGGGTGGTTGGACTGTTTACGGGACCATGGGATGTGGTTGGACTCGTAAGCAATTGGAACACATGAAAAAAGCTGGTAAGACTCACACCTTTGTCGATTGCGACAAGGAGGGGTGCGAAGGCATGGATGCCTACCCCACCCTCGTGAGCCCAGAAGGTGAGAAGACTGTTGGATACAAGGAGGTTTAAATACCACGAACAACCTGGAGACTGATAGCGAGGATGAAAGCATCCATGAGACTGTTAATTGGTTTGAGCACGGTGATGTGCTTCACCAGGGATCGGTTCCACACGAGGCGGAGGAGGAACGTGCTGATAAGAACGACGAGCACGAACGTGAGGAACTCAGTGAGTGCGTCAGACTTGGTTTGGGCCTTGGTAACTTCCTGAATCATTTATTAGATGTAAATATTTTTTTCTTGTGAGACTGTATATGAAAGGACCACCCCCGAGTGGTTCCGAAAGTAAATTCACCAACAGGAGGTGGGGAACGACGACTGGTATTGGTAACAATAACTGTTATGCATATGCTGTAGGTGACTATGAGGCATATAGGTGGCAAAAATCAATCCCCGGGGATCGGTCGGGACTTTCTAACGGGAGTCACAACTATACACATTGTACGGGTCTTCCCAATCGCGTCGTCTCCGATAATCCCAAAAAGGTCTATAGAGCCAAAGCGGATGAAAAGTGTAAAAAGGGGTACTATAAAGTCATGATGTTTGTCTCGCCTGGGAGACCTACAAACTATATTCGCCAAGGTGATTTCCATTTTTACAAACAACATAGCGTGATCGAGTATAAGATCAAACAAGGTGACACTATCGTCGCCGTGGCAAAATTTTTTAATGTTCCCGAGTCACGGATCAAAAGAGCTGGTACATTCAAACTCGGTAAGCGTATCGTATTTAGGGCGAACGTATTCAGTCACAAGCGTGGGTGGGCGACTGGGCCACTTCTGACTGATGCGAAGGGTAAGGCAATCATTGATCCTCGTAAAGCTTCCAGGGACTATCCAGGTCTAAACTACGAGAAGTATTGTAGTTCATTCTGTGTCAAGAACACTGGGATCAAAGTCGGTAAGACTCATCCCAAGGTCCGCAAGAATACTCTCTAGATCGGGCTGACTTTCAACATCGAAGTTGATATCGAATAGATCCATCACGTTAAAAATAGATTCCTCATTCAAGGACACAGAGTTCGCAGCTGCTGTGTAATTGTTCTGAATCGTCACAACAATCTTAAATTGCGAAGTATCGATTATTTTTCTACATGTGGGGCACGTGTGCTTACCTTTGTGTTTCCATTCCTGTAGACAGTGGGAATGAAACATATGCCCACACCTGGTCGGAGGATTTGTCCTCGTCGACCTGACTTCATTGAGACATATGGCACATGTCGACATTCTATAGGAAGGTTTTAAAGTTTTTTTCGTGATTTCTCTCAGTTAATAGATATCGGGCATCTTGAGGAGAGGAACATTGCAGTTGTTGCAGTTCGCCTTACCTTGCTGCTCCTGTATCTTGGACACGACTTGGGGTCCCTGTTTTTGGAGAAGCTGGCGGTACGAATAGTTATCCTCGAAGGAAATGTTGTTCTGTTTCATCACGTAATTGTTTAAGAGCTGTGCTGAAGAGTTGATGGTGAAGCACCGACCGTCGGCCATACCAAGTCGCTGAGACATTTTGTTAATATTACATCAGAAATTAATTCGTCTATTGGTAATCGTTTTCATCCACGATTCAACCCCTCTCTCTCGGAGCCTTGTGATAAAAGGTTCGCACTTGTACCCCAAATAAATGTCAAATACATCCGTCTCCTCCGTTGGGGAAACTCTGATCTGAGGATTCTCATTAATGTGCTGGTTGATGATATTGTAGCCAAATGCAATCTCCTTGAGTGTCTCAGCTCCCGTGATAATGATCTTCCCAGTACTGAAAATACTACACGTGATCTCTTTCATCTCGTGTGCCGGTTTGAATTTGATCTTGACTGCGGAGTATCTGTCTGGTTCAAACGAAACCTTGAAAATATCAGAGTACTCCTCAAACCAGTTAGAAACTTGCATGAGATTTACATTGTAATTGAGACTGAAATTAGAATTGATCATGACAACCCTGAAAGAGTCTGTGGGAAGTTTGATATCGAGTTCCAAAAAATTCTTAAAAATCTGAACAAGCTGTGTGATGATTCGCTTACAGTCAAAGAGATCGCAACACCCGGCAACTTGAATGCTTCCATTGGGAAACACTTTCACCGATTTGGTACTGTATGTGTCATGGTACGTGAGTGTCACCTGATTGTAGAATGTTGTGGGTTTCAGTTTCCATTCGAATCCATCTGTATTTGTACCCTCTCTACGCATTTTATACGACCCGACACGTTCAAACGCTTCCCGAAGTCTTTTAATATCAATCTGTTGGATAAAGCTGGACACCATAGTGATCGTTGTAATTTTTATCCATGAAGGTCTCGTTTCATCCGGTAAGGCTTTTCGTATGTCATCAAGTGTTAAGAGATACGAAAAACTGTTATTGGCAACAGATGAATACATTTTTGGACATACTTTTTACATTATGGGTGGCACACTTAGGTGTTTAAAGACAGTAGCAACCTTTAATACAAACATGACATCATTTATAAAATCAGTTAAATATGTTCATGATGTAGAGTCTGATTTGTCGTATGTCGAAATAGTATACGATCAATATAAAAGGGGGGAGGGGTATGAAACATTTACAGACTACATGAACACCGAACCACTGGCAGACTGGGTAACACTGGAGTCCAAGAAACAGTCAATTCCATACGAAAAGTTTCTCGATACGATGGTGAAGAAAACTGTCGAAGTTCGTCAGCGCCTTATTGAACTCGCACTCGATACCATTTTATCATACGAACGATCCGAGAAGACGTACATGCGGATCGCACATGCCGTGAAAATCATAGACCCAACATTCCAACCACCCCGTGTTAATATGGGGAGTGCTTGGCAGATGGAATTCATTAAAAATTTATGCAAAGAGTACTTACCTGATGCTGTACAGGAATGTACAAACAAGTCTAGACTTGAATATATGTTCAACGTCTTGCGTATAATAGACCTAGAATAATCGCGACGATGAGTGCCAGTATCCACGCGTATGGAATAGTCACACGCTTGTTTGAAATACCCACGACTATTGGTTTAAATTGTCGAGTGAATCCATAGTCAATGTTACGTTGGGGGCGCACCTTCTTCTTAATGAGACAGGGCCTGGTTTCATCAGCACAGAGACCCGTGCTACAGAATACACTCTTTTTCGTGGGTGGCAGCCCAGTAGTCTCCTTAACCTCCACAAAATCCTCAAAATTACCCGTCTGTCGCACACCTCCTGGAAGGGAGAAGTCGCGCGTGACAAATGGGTTTACCTTGTTAATAGAATCGTCGTCGTTGAGCATAAATGTACTCATCGCTGTTACTACTAATTTAGATTATATTTTTTGTCCTTCATTTTGAACCGATGTTCAACCCACATTTTATCCAGATCAACATTCAACATGTGTGCGAGTTGGAAAAGATAACTGAATACATCACCCATTTCCATCATCACATCAGTACCCCGCTCCTTCTTGAGGTTGGTCTTCTTGAATGTTTTCTTGTACTGCCTGATCGCGGATGCCAACTCCCCAAATTCTTCCGTGAGTAAGAGCCATACGGTATCTACCTCGGCTCGATCCCACCCCTTCATTCTACACACTTTCTCGGTTTCATCTTTGTAATAGTTTAGACTCATGACTTATTATTCTTTGGGTTCCTATCTTTAATTGATACCAATTTTGTTGTTGAAGTCAATCTTCTTGCCAACGGTACTGGTATTAACTGGCTGATCCAGGGGGACGCTTATACTGTCTATGTCACGGTTATAGGCGATATATTGCGATACACCGGTTTGGATTTGTGACAGGGCGGTGGATATGACCCGCACATTTATCGCCTTGACCTGTTCATTCACTTGGCTGTAGTGATCGCCCGAGTTGTTGATGAACACCATTCGCATGATACCATACAAATCATCCCCATTTTGATAATCAATGGCAATGCCCGTCTTATCCTTGAATGCCTGTCGAATACCGCGCTGGAGAAGATTTTTATTGAAATCCGAAAAGAAAAGTGTATTCAGTGGGGTCCTACACTCCTGGATACTATCAAGGTGGAGGTTATCGCACATTTAATATACTCGCCGAAAAAAATTATATGTAAATAGTAAATGGTGAACTTCGCTGACTTTAATGAAGTCTATGCCAGCAAGCCCCCGACTTTCGAAGAAATTCCGTGCAAAGCCCCAGCCTGCTTCGTTGGCTCTTACCCTCCCGTGGCCAAGGCTGGTGAGATGGGCCCATTCTTCGTGAACACCTATCTCCTCCAACCTAACCGAAAGTTTGAAACTTTTGGAACCGTCGCGGTTCGAAGTGGTGACCTCGAATGTAAGAAGTAAGTTAAAAATAAAAGTGGAACTTTAGATATATGAGGGTCATTAAACGCTCAGGTCGTATTGAGGATATGAAATTTGACAATGTCACCAATAGGATCAAGAATTTAACGTATGGACTCTCTGAAAAATGCGACTCTTCAAAGGTTGCGCAGCAGGTATTTTCTTCGATGTACGATAACATTACCGCACAGGAGATCGATACCCTCTCCGCTGAAATTTGTGTTGGTATGATCACTTCCGAGCCAGATTATGAGGTTCTCGCCACCCGTATTATCGCGAGTAACATCCATAAAGTGTGCCCCAATAATTTCCATCTCGCCATGAAGAAGCTTCAGAAAGCTGGTGTCGTCACAGATGAAGTTGTCGAAGTTGCCCAG